TTTCTCCTCTAAATGCTTTAGAATTAGCCTCGGACTTGGCTCTATTTCCACACAGAATAGAACAGTATTTACTTTTTTTTGCCAACGAGGGATAAAGTTCGTAAGAAGCATCGCAATATTTACAGGTGAGTTTAATTTTAGTCATGTCAGGATATTAACCAATTAAGAGATTGTTATGAATAAAAAAGTGAAAGTAGCTGAGGGAAAAACAATTTCCTCTAAAAAACTATCTAAAGTAAGGGAAGAGCCTGGATCGTCAAATGTAGGAAAATATAAAGATGTAAAGCCTTCTAATTTCGCAGGATCTAGCGGGGGAAGTAGTAAATACAGCTACCCTATTAACACTAAGTCTAGGGCTAAGTCCGCTCTAAAACTAGCACATAATGCACCAGACCCCTCTGGAATTAAGAAGAAAGTATATTCAAAGTATCCTTCTCTTAAGAAAGGGTCTGATAAATAAAATTAGGATGGGTTTGCACAGGTGCCGATCTGTCCTTTTCTAAAGGAATATGTATGATTAAAATTACTATTAAGGTCTCTAATGATCACTGCGCATTTACTGAACACTTCGAGACTACTCAGATTTCTCTAGGCACAGATGATCCACAGCTGAACTCTATGATCGAAAAGGTAGTAGCTGCTTTTAATCAGCCAGTAGAAGACGTTGTAGTTAAGACTAAGATGGAAGTCTAATGATTGCTTTTTCTATACTCGCTATCATATTTGTAATCTGTTCCTTCGCAGCTTCTGTTATATATTCCAGATTTAAACGTTGATCGGTAAATAAATAATTACTATATTACGAATACATTATTATGAGGTAGTTATGACAGATGGGATTAAAAAGTTCGGAAGACCAGAAAAACCTATTGATTGGGAACTAGTCGATTCGCTCATTGAAGCTGGTTGTCCATCAACGGAAATAGCCCCTCATTTTCATCTAACACCCGAAGCTTTTAGAGAAAGATTAGAAAAAAAGTATGGAATGTATTTTTCCATTTACTCTTCTATTTTCGAAGCTAAAGGTGCTGCTAATATCAGACATCAACAATACCTAAAAGCCTTAGGGAAAGCGGATAAAGGCGATAATACCATGCTCGTTTGGCTTGGAAAGAACCGGCTTAAACAGCGAGACGCTCCTATTGATATGCAGGTTACTCAAGCTCAAGTTGACATTAACGAAGCAGTTATGGCTCAGCTATCTAAAAACCAAGAGTCGGCTAAAGAAGCTTTAGAATCGAGTAAAGAAGAGAAGCTAGCTGCTGATGATCATACAGAGTCACACTCTGACTCTTAGCATGCTCTGGTAGATCCGCAATACCTTCGATATACATCTTAAGCATATCTAAGCATTGCTCTTTGGTAAGGTGTATATCACCATTCTCATCACATTCCATCGCATTCCCTTTTTGTTCAAAAAACGTTAACTATCTAATCCTTGGATGTTATACCATGTTAATTTTTAGGAGAAGAAAATGAAAGACAAGTTAACAAAAGAGATGAGAGAAGAGTTACTACAAAAAGTTAGTGAAGGCACCCAAGCCAAGGGACAGCTTTTGTTGGACTTAATCAAAAACGACCCCCATGTTGCAGAAATTAATACTCATTTAGACTGGATGCATGCGTGTATCACGGGGACTGTTTTGTGCGCCTTAACTTCCGTTACACTTTTAGATGATTTAAAATTTTCTGATAAAGAAAAAATGCTGCTAATCTCCGAAGAAAATATAAAAGACCTTATAAGATGTAAATTTGCACAAGCACATAAAGAGTTATGGAAAGATTGTGGTGGTTCATGAAGCTATGTAAAGACTGTAAAGAGTTCTTACCTCTTGATGCCTTTAGTAAAGCGGAGTCCAGAGACCAAGGACGTTTCTATATATGCAAAGAGTGCTGTAAGAAAAGACGTAAAAGAAACAAAGAGCTGTATTCCTCTTTAAAACCTGTCCAGTTGGAGTTTATGTCATGATACCCGATGAAGAGTTAACACCCTTAGATGAGTTGATGGATAAGCTAGAAAAGCTCTATACAGGCGAAATAAGCTATGCAATGAACATCAACGAAGTAATTTATTCTATATGTAAAGAGTTAAAGTCATTAAAGGAGACACATGCTCGACCCGTTCGCTCCAAAACAAATCGAGTTTCTAAATAGCTGCGTCGCCAAATGGAATCTTGCTCACGGATCAGTACGTACGGGTAAGACCATCTGTACGCTGTATGGCTTCATGCATGCAGTAGATCAATGTCCCGACTCTAAAATATGGATGATTGGATACACATCTACAACGATATATAACAATGCTATTAAGCTCCTATTTGATGATCCAATATTTAATGTATTCAGGCCTTTTTATACTTGGCATCCAGGGACTAAGCGACTTACTTATAAAGAAAAGATAATCAGCACTGCTGGGGCTAACGACGAGTCATGCGCAGGTAAGATTCAGGGACAAACTATGAGCCTAGCTTACTGTGATGAAATGACTCTTTACCCTGATTCAATGATAGACATGGTGGACAACCGACTATCTCAACCCCACTCTAGAGGTTTTGCAGCGATGAACCCATCTCATCCTGAGCATAAAATTAAAAAATGGATCGATAGGGGGTTAGAAGGTGATAAGAATTATTACAGCTTACATTGGACTCTTGACGACAATCCCTTTGTTGATTTGGAGTACAAGGAACGGATTAGACTCAGTCACAGCGGTCTTGCTTATAAGCGCAATTATCTGGGTCTATGGTGTCTTGCAGAAGGAGCTATCTTCGATTTCTTTGATACTGATCTGCACGTCGTATCTAGGCCACCTCGGGCTGCTGAGTATTGGATTGCTGGGATAGACGTCGGAACCACGAATGCTTTTGCGTGCGTTTTAATCGGAGTTAGCACAGGACGCTATGAGTATCAAGGGAAAAGACTGTGGGTGGAAAAAGAGTACTACTGGGACTCTAAAGACAAGGGAAGGCAGAAGACGAATGCAGAGTACGCAGACGCTGTTCAAGAGTTCTTAGAGCCATATGGGGTTACTAAAGTGTATGTTGATCCATCAGCAGCAGCATTTAAGGAAGATCTTAGACGCAGAGGGATTAGGCCTATTGATGCTAATAACGATGTGGACTACGGCATTCGAAAAATGACAAACGAGATGCAGCAAGGCAATTTAGTCGTAGTGGAAGATTGCAAGAACCTGATCCGAGAGATTCAAGGGTATTGTTGGGATTCGAAAAAGGCCAAGATGGGTATTGATGCTCCTCAGAAAATAAATGATCATGCTTGTGTTACAGGAGAGACTTTAATAACTACAACTAATGGGACAATTCCAATAAGTAAATTGGTTCAGGACTATAATCCACGCGATACATCCTCTCTACTAAATTACAATTCCAACTCAAAATCCTTTGAGATAGATAATTATGTAAACCCTTCATTGACCAGGCATTCTCAAGAGATCTGGGAGTTGGAACTAGAAAATGGCTTCATGTTAAGAGCCACTCCTGATCATAAAGTAATGACTGAACGAGGGTATATAGAATTGCAACATGTGATGCTTTCTGATACAGTGTTGACATGCAACATCAAAAACATTATGGACGAAAGTTCTACTTAGATAAGAAGAGTGGTTATTGGATGTCTACGGATTATCCGAGAGTTAGAGCTCACATATGGGTCTGGATAAATGAAAGAGGAAAAATACCTCCAAGGATGCATATTCATCATATTGATGAAAATAAGTCTAATAATCATATTTCTAACCTTCAGATAATAAGCCCAGGAGATCACGCTCGCCTTCATTACACAGAGGAAAAAAGACAAGCTAGTCGAAAATTAATGGACGTAATTCGACCTCTTACCAAAAAGTGGCACGCTAGCAAAGAGGGAAGGGAATGGCACAGAGAGCACGCGATAAAATGTAACTTTGGTAAACATGAGATAGTGGATTACGCATGTGCAGAGTGTAACAAGGAATTTAAAGCGTCTAAATTATCATGGGTGAAGTTTTGTTCTAACGCTTGCAAATCAACTTTCCGAAGGAAATCTGGAATCGATGACATAGAGGTGAAGTGTGAAAACTGTGAGACAACATTTATAAGGAATAAATATGCGAGAAAAAGATTCTGTTCTAGAAAATGTTCGGCCCATTGGAGTAAAAGTAAAATCAATCAGAAAGACTAATAGTTTAGAGGATGTATATTGTTTAGCTTCTGAAACAAATGGTTCAATGATTGCAAATGGTATAGTAACTAAGCAGTGCGACGCCCTACGCTACGCCCTAGCTACGCATAAAGTCTCATCCTTCAACGAGGACGACTACTACAGGAAGCAAGAACAAGAGTCCAGAAGCAAGCTACACCCGGGGGGATATGGTTTTAGATGAGTTAACCCCTCGCGCTTCTCGTTATTCACTCGAGGCTCGGGGTTATGGTAGTAACTAAACTAAGAATTGTCAAGGAGAAATCATGAAGTTCTCAGATATGATAAAAGAGTTAAAGGCTGGTAAAAAGATTAAAAGAGAGTGTTGGTTTAATAAATACTGGTGCTGCCCGTCTAAATGCACTGTAGTTTTAGAGCATCTAACTAAGCACTCTAATCCAAATGTATTGGTCCGTCTTGACTTAGAAGAACTAGAAGCAACAGACTGGGAGGTTGTCGATTAATAGAGACCGATTTCTTGAAGCCTAAACTTTTGGGAAGAACGGCAGCTCTGCTATTGTAGTATTAAAATAATTCCTCTATCTTAATGTAAAAACATTAATAGAGGCATAACATGAGTTTTGTTAACGCTCCTTGGAATTCTAATCTAGAACCATCTCAAAGCAGTATCCGTCAATACCTAGACAATCTCTACTCTAAATCCTCACCGATGGAAACAGCTAGGTGGAACGAGGGGTTTACCGACTCACAGTTTATGGCAGGGAACCAAAGCTTTGTGAATGGGTACTTTGGTAGGAAAGCTAATGCTCAGTCCGATCAATGGTATTTTAATCTGCTGCAACAACCAATCAATATGATCACTGGCTACCAGCGCCAGCACCGTAAACAAATCAATTACATCCCTATTGAAGGCTCTGACACCAACACGACCGATCAGTACAATAAACTGATAACTTCTGTTTGCAATAGGCAAGGAATACATGAGCAGTTCTCTCGTGCGTGTGAGCAAGCAGCGGTAACAGGTATGGTTCTTTTACAGCCTTATCTAGACTATACGGGTTCTGACCCCGCTCAAGGGGAAATGAAGTTAAAAGTTTGGGAGTATAACTCTTTTATCTGTGATCCTTGGGCTAGAGAACTTGATTTCTCCGACTCTCAGTACGTCTGGACTCAAGAGTACATCTCTAAAAAAGAAGCTGAGGAAAGATTTCCTGGAGAAGTACAAAAGATCTCTCCTATGTCTGCGTCTAACGGTAGACAGGGTAAGTTTTATTTCCTGCCAGAAGCTCAGTCAGTATCACAAACAGATCAAATGGTGCTCTCGTATGTTTGGTATAAGTGGAAAAGAAAAAGAAAGAAACTATACAGCAAAACTAGAAATCAATTTTTTGATTTTGGTGGTGACGAGGGACAAATGGATCAACTACTCGCTACCATATCAGATATGGAGCTGGTTGAAATAGAGGTTCCAACATGGAAGCTTGCTGTAGTTTTAAATGACCAACTAGTTTTTCAAGGAGACAACCCACTTGGATTTGATGATTGCCCTTTTATACCTGTCGTATGGAATTATGAACCTCATCTTAGCAATTACGGGCTTCGTGTTCGTGGTCTTGTTCGTACCATGCGTGATAGTAATTACCTTCTTAATAGGCGCATCATCCTTAATCACGAGATTAGTGAAACAACCATCAACGCAGGATGGAAAAGGAAGCTAGGGGCAGTTGCAAACGAAGATAACCTTAAACGAACAGGACAAGGCTGGGACGTTTTAGTTAATGATGGTTTTGAAATGACGGACGTGGAGAAAATTCTTCCCTCATCTATTCCTGAGTCTGACATGGCACTGGCTGATCAACTACAATCTCTTATATTCTCTACATCTGGTGTTAATTTAGAAACATGGTCTGCGCAAGATCAAGGTAATGCTTCATCACTAACTGTTATGCTCAAGCAAGCGGCTAATCTTATGGTCCTCCAGAAGTACTTTGATCAGTGGGATTTGTCATTAAAGCAATTAGGTTCGGTCATGATGAAAATTGTTCAGAACAACTGGAACGCTCCGAAAGTTGGCCTTATGATTAACGAAGAGCCGACGCCTTTCTTTTACTCTAAAGTTTTTGCTGACTTTAGTACTGTAGTGGAAGAAGGGGTTCTAACTCCTACACAGCAGTATCAGGAATACCAAGCATGGCTTGAGCTTAATCAGCAGCTTGGTGGCATTATCCCTCCTCAAGAGCTGGCTAAAAGAGCGCCGATACAAGGTAAAGCTGAACTTATGGAAATGCTTGCTCAACAAGCTATGCAACAACAAGCTGTTCAAGAAGAAACAACCAACATTCAGCATGCGTTTGACACGGCTCGCCTGCAAGAGCTACAAAGTAAATCTGTGGCAAATATCGCACGTGCTAAAGAAGATTATGGACGGTATGAGTCTAACTTGGGTCTCAAGGACGAAAGAGAGTCTGAGCTTACTAAAAACCGAGCTCTTGCGACTAAAGCTAAGATGGAAGCGCTCGACAAGATGGTTGATGCTGCGGCTAAGCTAGGAGCTGTTGAGACAATGATGGGTCTAAATGTTATAGAAGAAATGGAAGAGAAAGACATAGCAAAAGAGGATAGAGAGACGGATAAGTCTAGGCGTGATGCTTTTAACACGGAGTTTACTTCCAAGATCATGGGTTCGATTCCTACTCTGAATCAGCAACAACCACAAGAGCAGGGAATGCAAGAACCTCAAATGCCGCAACAATAGAGTTGCATAGCATTACCAAAATGCTATAATAAAATAAATTTAACGCTATGGAGGTATATCATGGCTGGTGGACGCAGAATAGACGATCACTCAAGTTGGTTGTCATCAGATGGAAAAGCTCCTATGGATTCTAAAATCAAAAACTTTAGTTCCGCCGAAGGTGTAGGAGATCTTAATGAGTACTACGATACATCTGAAAAGATTAGAGATAAGCAAGAAATGAATATCAGAAAAGCTAAATCACAAGATGCCAAGGCTGGATATTCTAACTAAGACTTGTTCCTGCTTCTATTTCTAGAATAGAGCTGAAAGGTTGCAGGTTAAAATCTGCGGCAGGACATTATAAAAGAGGTAATTTATGTTCAAGAATCCTATTGCTCCTCGTGTTAAAGAAAAAGATGAGAAGAATCCATGGAACTTTATGGCTCCTTGCTATGATGATAGAAACATGCAGTCAGCTGGAGATTTCTACGGTAAAGGCTTTAATCAGCCCGTAGGACATAAAGGAAAAACCAAGTCTAGCGTTGATGTTCTTCCTATGGGAAGAGTTAAAACAATGAAAGACGACAACATGCCAGAGAACAGGATTCCAATGTATGGCCAAAAAAGCAGATATTAAACAAATCTCAGCCACAGGTTTTGGTCTAAAGTCCCCATATAAGAATCAAAAGGGCACTAAGCCTGTCAAAGTGGTTGGTGGTAATTATTATGGTACTGGAGTACGTAACCCTATGGGTACTTTGCCTGGTTTAAGCAAAGACCCTATTGACATAGGATCTCCGCCTAAAAAGCTGGCTTAGATCATCTCGAACTTATGGTTTCCGTAGTCTCTCGCTATACTTGCGTAGATTTCGTTAACTCTATCATCAGGCAAATCATCCTCCTCAGGCAATGACATTGATGCAAAGTCTTTCTTAAACTTGGCAATGCTTTCAACTACAATAGGGGATTGCAACATAAGACCTTTCTCATATTGTCCCCATAGTTCTTGATCTGGTAGCATCCAGATGACCTTAATATTATCTGATCCTGGGTAAGCCTTAAATAGCATTGAGTTTTGTTGTGGAGTGGGCTTAGAAAGGCGAGGAGACCATAGCAGCTTTGCTGTCGGAACCTGGTCAAACGAAGTGAACTGTCTTACATAACTCGGATCAATGCTAGAGGATATGAGGTCAAATTCATAAGCACTCTTTCTTTCATCCATTCCAATTGTTCTTTGATGAGCAAAGATATAAAAAGGCATCGTAAACTGATGAGGCCTGTTGTTAATACAATCCTGGCATCCTTGAGATATATAATCCGCCTGTTTACTAAACTGCAAAAGTCTATCGTGAGTTTCTAACTTATCTAATTTCAATTGACACCTCTATATTAAATAATTTACATTGAACGTAATAAAAATTTTAGTATGTGTAAATTAAATTAATTCGTATCACCGCGTCAAGGAGAATATATGTCAGTAGATACAGCTGCACAAAATACCGAAAACAAACCCGCCGTTTCTGATAAAGAAATAAACTTCCGTAAGCAAGAGGAAGCTCTTACTAGAAAATTTGAAAGGATGCTTCAAGAAAAGGAAGAGAGAATTGCTGCCTTAGAATCTAGGAAAAATCCCCCCCCTGATGATGACGATGACGATGACGATCCATACGTTGATAAAAGAAAGCTTAAGAAGGCATTCTCCAGTTTTGAAGGTAAGGTAAAGCAAGACACTCAGCAAGACATACAATCGGCTGTATCTAAAGCTCTGGCTCAAGAACGGATGAATTCATGGATGGAAAGTAACTCTGACTTCCACGAAGTTATGTCCCATGCGGAAAAATTTGCTGAGAAAGCCCCTAACGTAGCTAAAAGCATTCTAAATATGCCTGAAGGTTTTGAGCGTAATCGTCTAGTCTATGAAACCATTAAAACTATGGGACTTCATAAGCCAGAAGATCCTAAAGATTCCATCCAAAATACTATAGATAGAAACCGCCGACACCCTGGGTATCAGCCTACTGGTACTAGTGGTGCGGGCTATTCTGCTCAAGGGGACTTTAGCCGGTCTGGGCAAGAGAAAGCGTATCAGAAGCTAAAAGAGCTGCAAAAGAATCTGCGTTTAGGATAGGATAAACTTATTGTTTTTTTGTTATATTAGGTACGTTTGCCCCATGTTTGCCGGCATGGGGTTTTTTTATGTTAGATTTGACAAGTAAACAATTAAATTGATATAACGAAATCACGTTCAGCATACGTTACATGCTACTTCGCGTAAGGAAGCCTCGCAACTTCATTCGGTATATAAATACACCACTTGATCAGTGGTCTAAAGATATATCTAGATATGGTTGAGAATGGCGTAAGTATCGGTTCGCCTCACCAATCATCATATCAGTGTTTGAATAGACAACAAAGGAAACTACAATGTCTATTACAACTACTGGGAATCTAGGCCCTATGATACTTCAGTCGCTTGCGCCTGCGATGTTATATGTCCCAACTCCCGAAATGAACTACATTATCCCGGCCGATAAGGTCAATATGCCAGCAAATGGTGGGACAACATGTAGATTTATGAGACCAAGAGCGTTAACACCTCCAACTGTGCAGCTTGGGAATTCTGGAATTGATCCAGCGCCACAAGTTCCACAACGCGATAAAATGAATGTCGCGTATAAATCTTCTTTAATTGACTTGGAGTGCCTGGCTGCGTAAGCGGAGGTTAACAAGGGGCAAGTTTAAATACAGCCTGAGAGACTAAACAAGAAGACGCCGAAAGGCGATGCGATAGTCCAAACCACGACTATATATGAAATCGTGGAGGTAGCAGAAATGACTACCCGCCCTTGCAACTGGGTTAAGAAGTAATAGAAAGATCATTGACGCTCAAATGGCGTTTTTTGGAACAGGTTGCGTAATCAACCAGCAAGTAATTTTGCAGGACCAAGAAGGTGTATTAGCGTGGGTGTCAGAAAGACTGGCAGTCGCGATGAGACAAGCCGAGGATTTAATCCTCAGAGACTACATTGTATCAGCAGCGTCTGAGATCAATGCAGGTGGCGGAAGCAATAACGATAAAGTGGTTGTCGTTGTAAAATCTTTGGTGATTGACTTGGAAGCCCGAAGGGGCGACAGGGCGCAAGCCGAGCAAAATGCTCTTGCAGCGTGAGAGACTAAGTCCAGAGACCTTAATGCCTTTATAGGCAACGAGGATGCGATAGTCCGACCCACGGATATAGATGAAACCGTGGAGGTAGCAGAAATGACTGCCCGCCTAGCAAAGTGTAACTCACCGAGCAAGGTCTACAAGTAACAGATATGAACCCTACTAACCTAGGAATCTCTGATTTCTCATTAGTAGCTACAACTTTGTCTACTAACAATGCTTACAAGTTTACTTCAGGCATTGAAGGTGAAGACAGATTTGGAACAGGCCCAATAAGAAGCGCATTTTTTATGCTGTCTTCAACTGAACTACAAACGGATTTCGATTCGCTCGTAGGCAGTGGGTATATTAGTGCTTGGAATTATCCAAACACAGCTAACGCTCTTCCTAGTGAAGTTGGATCGGTGTTTAACATCCGAATCCTAACAAGCTCTGAAGCGCCAGTAGCTAGAAATGCTTCTGCAAACAACCAGGATGTGTATTACAACACAGTACTTGGTAAGCAGGCTCTAACTCATATTGGGCAAGATGGTCAATCCATGGAGCTTCTCTATAGAGATAGAATGTATTCTGGCTATTTAGGACAGAACGTTACTCTTGGTGTAAGCTTTGCGCAAGCACAAGCTATCACACAGGATACTGCTATTAGAAACCTGCTATGTACTTCATTGTACAGTAGCCAAATCGTATAAGGGGGTTTATAATGGCTGAATACTCAAGAATAGCGACAGGAAGCTTTACATCCACAGGTGCGGCTAAGGCAATTTATTTGCCATTTGCTCCATCAAGTGTAAAGGTATGGAATTACAGTTCTTTTGCAACTCCAGCTCAAAACGGAGTTCCTGAAGGATACTGGAATTCAGGCATGGGACAGGGATACGCGGTGATTAATGCTTTCGACGCCACTCCTGTTCTAACTACAGATGTAATTACATCTAATGGTATCAGTACATTTGATGCAGGCCTTTCATTTCAGTATGGGGCTCAGATAGCAATATCTGGCATTACAAAGGCTGCTGCTGGTGTTGTGACTACGGGTTCTGCCCATGGTTACTCCACAGGTGATGTAGTTATGTTCCAAGGACTGTATCAGTCTTCAACAACCGGTATGCCACAAATTTGCGGAATGCCTTTTGTGATTACTGTTACAGGTGCTACGACATTTACAATACCATGGAATACGAACCAAAGTAATTATACAGCTTTGAGCGGTTCTCCAAGTGGTGCATACGTTAAGAAGGTACTATATCCTTTCTTATATGCTCCTGGAGTTTCCTTCATCACAGCGATAACTACTGGTTCTACAACTACAATTGATACAACTGCTCCACATAATATGGTTGTTGGTCAAGAAGTAGCCTTCCATATCCCTACTAGCTGGGGAACAATACAGTTGAATGAGAATAACAACACAGTTATTCCTTCCTCTCCTGTATATGGGTATGTAGTGTCTGTGACCGATTCCAATACTGTTGTGGTTAATATCAATTCAACAGGCTATACAGCGTTTGACAGTGACCAAACTGTTGCTGCTGTTAAGGCTGGATTGAGTTTCCCACAAATGGTAGCAGTAGGTGATGTAAATACTGGTGGAGTAGCTATTTCAGCTGGTTCTCCTTTATATCCGTCTCCTAGTGTAAATGGTGTTAGCACAATTAATGGTCCTGCAATTCAAGGGTCATTCGTTAATAACACCAGACAAGGCTTTATCATTGGAGCAGGCTTAGGGGCGACTCTAACCTCAGCTGCATTGATTGGAGCTAATGGAAATGTCCTATACTGGGAAGCTATGTATCCGGATTACTCATAAAATTGAGTAGTAAGGAATTCTTCCTAGTTGATATCGTGGGGGTAAGGAAAACTTTACCCCCGCTTTGCTATGCCAGGACCAGTGCCAGCCGAAACAAACCCTCGTACTACACCTTGGTATTACCAGCCCACAGCTTTTCCTATCGCCGCTATTAGTTTAGGTGCGACGACTACTGTTACACTCACTGCAGTGACGACAGGAGGAACCACAGTAAATCCTAATTTTGTTATTGGACAAGAAGTTCGGTTTCTAATTCCATACGGATATGGGACACGTCAGTTAAATAATGAAAAAGGTTACGTTATTTCCCTTCCAAGCTCTACTCAGGTAGAAGTAGATATAGATTCTAATTTATATAACGCCTTTGTGGCTTCTCCATCTGGAGCTAATTCTAATGCTCAACTGCTTCCTGTAGGCGATATAAACAGTGGACAAGTCAATAGTTCTGGTCGTATCAATCAACTTACTTATATCTCTGGAAGTTTTAGAGATATTTCGTAAATTAAAATTTCAATTGCCATGAGTTAAATTAATCGTTATAACTTAATAGTAAACAATTTACTATAGGTGGAAACATGGCTCCAAAACCAAAAGCAAGCTCCTCATTTGCTGAGAGAGAATTAGAAAAAGTTGAAAAACAATTTGATGAATTCGACAAGCAAGTTAAAGAAGTGTCTGCGGATAGAGCTCTTAACGCCCCTGAGCAAACAAGTAGCGTTCAAACTCAGATGTCACAAAACCAGATAGCAGCATCAAAAGATAGATACCTGACTCCAAAAAAGAAGATATCAAGCCCTGAGAAGTTTAACGAGAAGTTTAGAGAAGCTTGGAATTTTTCTAAGGAGTTTGTTCACTTTATTGCTGAGAACAAGGAATGCATTGGTGAGTCAATAGATTTATGGACAAAGCCGTTTGCTGGTGTACCTGCTGAAGAGTGGTTAGTCCCTTGTAATACTCCTGTATGGGGACCAAGATATTTAGCTGAGCAGATCAAGCGTAAATACTACAACCGACTAGTTATGAATGAGACCAGAGAAGCATCTATTGACGGAACTGGTACATATTATGGAACCCTTGTTAAGGATACTACTGTTAACCGTTTAGACTGTCATCCTGTAACAAAACAAAGATCTGTCTTTATGGGAACTACCAATTTCGGGTAGTATTTGGACAAGTAAATAATTTACTGGTAGGAGGCTCTCATTAACACTTTAAACGATGTTATTACGTATGTCCGTAGGTTAGTGAAGAGCCCTTCTGACGCAACGTTAAGCACTAACTTGATCATCGATTATATCAATCGGTTTTACATCAACGACGTGAGCGCACGTCTTCAGCTATTTGATTTAAAGACTACCTATCAGTTTGAAACAGTCCCGGGCATTACTTCATATAACATGCCTTTGTATGATGTACAGACAGAGCCCGGGTCTCAAAATATCTCCTTCTATCCAGTATACCAAGGGTTTTTGCCTAGATGTAGTGTGAATGGCGTAGATGTAAATTTTTATACAGAGAGACAAACCTTCTGGAACACCTTGCCTAACTATCTTCAGCCACTACCTACGGCTGCTACTGGAAATGGAAGCGAAGGCCCATATACCATAAACCTACCAGCCTTCCCTGCTATTCCAGGTCATGTAGACATGTCAGGAGTGATTGCAACGGGAGTAAATGTTGACCCTCCTGTTGGAACTACATTAAATACATCTATACCAGTAACAAGCGTTAACTCTAGAGTTTTCTTTACTGCCACTGGGACAACAGGAAAGTCTATGGTAATAGCGGATTCGGGTCAGTTTTTATCTTCTAATAGAGATTATGGATTGTTAATGGTACCTGGTAAAGCTCCTCTAGGCAACAGTGCGCCGGCTGGGGGGTATAGTATTACATCAAATACTATCAATTATTCTACTGGAGTAGCTACGGTTACCTTTGAAGACCCTGTGGAAGACGGAACTAACATACAAGCACAATGCTACTTCTATAATCAAGGAATCCCTAGAGGACTTCTATATTATAACAACACAATAACAGTTATGCCGCCTCCTAATATCCCTTATTTGGTAGAACTCGATGCTTATTTGAGCCCAGCTGCTTTTTTAACTACAGCTGACGCACTCCAATTTGGATATATGGCGGAGTATTTATCTCTTGGTGCAGCTCGTAAAATCTTATCGGATACCGGAGACGTAGAACAGTTAACATTTTATGAACCTCGATTCAGAGAACAGGAAAAGTTAGTTTTGGTTCGAAGTGACAGACAGTTTACTTCGACTCCTACTCCTAATTTTTTCTCACAAAATAGCGGATCGGTCGGAAACGTAATAGGAACAGGAATTGGGGGATGGTAAATGACAAACTTTAGCTATGATAATACAGTACCGGCAACCAATAACAGCCCTACAGCTGATCAGCCAAATATGCTCACTAACACTCAATCGGGAAAGTCGATCTGGGAAGAGGATCATGTGGGATTTGGAGTAAGTAATGGCGGGACGCACCTTAAAAACACCTTTTATACGCAGCAAACACCTTCCATAGGATCAGCATTATCTATAGTATACCCTGGGGCACGCCCGGCAGCTTATGCAAATGCAACCGGTGGCTCAGATACTAATACATATACCTTAAATGCTCTTGGCACATTGCCTGCTTCCATAGTTAAAGCTGGTGGAACATTTTCTACTACTACTACAGTTGGCGCTATTTCATTTGAATCCCAGTTTAACTGTGTCTCTATTTCTTCCGATGGAGCGGGGGTTTATACCATAACTTTGCAGGGTGTGACCACTGGTAGTAACATTATATTTCTGTCCTCGATAAGCGCTGGATTTGATCCTAACTGGTCTTATACTAATCCTACACTTACAATTGCATCAGTATCCACGATTGGTCCTAAGATTTCATTTATTGTATTGCAAGTATAAGGAGACATATGGGTGAGAAGATAATAGTCGGCCCAATCAACAGCGGTCTCGTTAATAATCGGCATGCTTTCAATATTGATAACGACTCTTTTCCTAAGCTAATCAATGCTTATCAATGGAGAGGGAGAGTAAAGCGTAAGCGTGGTACTTCTTTACTTGGTAGGCTTCAAAGAATCATAGGGACTACAGACGGAAATGGCGATGCTACTATTACGATAGTACCTAATACTATTTCATCGGGTATCTCAAGTTTTCTAGTTGGTTCCGAGATATTCACTGATCCAGGCGGAGCAAGTCCAGTAACTCTACTAGCTAGCGGGAGTGGTAGCGCATCTTTAAATAGAACGACAGGTGTACTAACAATCACCGGATCAGAAGCCACAGAGGATGTCGTTTATTATCCTTCATTACCTGTTATGGGACTCGAAGACTTTGGAAGGCCAGAGGT